ATTTTGCGAAGGGAACGTGATGGGAAGCCAGATCACACCAACGGTTTGTTGGGAACGACCAACACTGGACGGCGATGCGCTTTTTCGCGCGATAGAGTTCTCTCATGCAGTTGGGGGAGATAGCACGCACTTCTTCATACCAATACGGGAATACTCTAAGAAGGAATTGAGGCAACTCAGGAGAATGGGGAAATGAGGGTAAATGTAATGAGTCTTCGCAAGCCTCTTACTGATCGAGAACAAAGGCTGTATGAGGAATTGAACAAGGTTATCCCCCTGTTGGACAATCCTCCCTATTGGTTTTCGGTTGACTGGATAGACGAAGACGGAATGACTTTTAGCCCCCGTTGTGTTCAGTTTTCAATTAAGGACGTGGCCAAGGTTTTTGATGCCTTGATGAGAATGAAAGCCAATGACGCGGTAACGCGAGTGTTTGTCGGTCATCCTCAGTTTGTACCTAAACCATTGCGCTTTCACGGTTGTCCTATGTGCGGGAGGTAAAATATGGCAGATAAGGTCACACGCCGGGGGTTGCTGGGCAGGGGGCTTGCGCTTGTCGCGGGGCTGGTGGGGGTGAAGATGCTGCCTGTGGAGGCGAAAGTTTCCCCCGATCCACAAGAACCTCTACTTAATCAATCGCTCCGAGAATGGAAGCCCGCGCTTACCAAAGAGTGCATCAATCCACAAAATTGTCCCTTGACGGTCAAACGGTCCTTTAAGGAGTGGGACTCGTTTTATGAATCGCCTCCGCTGATAGAAGAAATCTGCACGAACAAGGACTGTTCCAGGATGATGGCGTTTGAGCGGGTGAGATGGAGAAGGTGGTATGAGGATTGGGTGAACCGTGAGGTCGGACTCGACTATAACGCGCCTTTGAGACCCAAAGAAGAGTGGGATGGGCGCGTCAAAGTTGGGTGAGATGCAGCAGTGAGGTAAGCAGCGCGAAGTAGCATGACATAGCAGTTGGGATTTCCTGGGATACTCAGGCCCCATTTCCGCCAAGCGCGGGGATGGGGCTTTTGTTTTGCGCCGGAGACAACTCAGATGGAACAAGCTCAGATGCAGCCTCTCACTTTTCGTAAATTCGCCAACCCATCTCCTCCTCCCCCCCCTGAAGAGGAGTCTCCCGCGCAAATTCAGATTTTGGACGGCCTTACGGCGTTCATCATGGAGAAGTTTTCCGAGGCGATGGATTTCAAGGATCGCTTCGTTACGAACCGGCTTTTGCAATCGGATCGGCAGGTGCGGGGGGAATACGAGCCGGACAAATTGGCGAAGATTCAGAAGCTCGGCGGGAGTGAGACGTTCTGGAACGTCACGGCGTCCAAGTGCAACACGTTCGTCGCATGGGTGATGAGCGAACTGAACCTGTATCGGAAGAAACCGTTCAAGCTCACGCCAACGCCGGTTCCGTCGCTTCCCGATGAAGACCTGCAAAACATCCTCCTGCAAGTGAATGCGCAGTTGGACATGGTGGCGCAGACGACGGGTCAGTTTGCTGGGGAGGGGGATATTCAGGCGGCGACAGACGCGGCTATCGAGGCGTTTGAGAAGAAGGCCCGCGAGCGCATAGAGAAGATGGAAAAGGTCATCAGCGATCAGTTGATCGAGGGCGGTTTCTACGACGCGCTGGAACAGGTTCTCCGGGACATGGCCGTTTTCCCGTTCTGTGTTTTGAAGGGGCCGGTGATTCGCGCTTCCAAGACCCTGAAGTGGGAGAACAAGGCCATCGTGCCGAAGGTGATCTTGCGCCCGGAGTGGTATGGTGTCTCGCCTTATGACATTCTCTGGGACCCTCACGCTTGCAACATCGGCGAAGGCTACATCATCGAGATCGTAACCTGGGACCCGTCGCAGTTGTACGACATGCGCGGAGCCGAGGGCTACAACACCAAGGCGATTGACGCCGTGCTCGCCGCCGGGCCGGGGGGGAACCGGGTGTATCGGCAGGACTCGACGGGGGCCAGCACGATTGCCACGCTTCAGCACCAGCCGCAACCCGTGGGGGATACGTACACGCGGGACCGGATCGAGAGTTTGGAATTCTGGGGCGCGGTTCAGGGCCAGTTGCTTCGGGAATGGGGGATGCCGGAAGAGAAGGTGCCGGACGCCACGAAGTATTACGACGTGTGCGCTCTTTTGGTGGGGGAGCACGTTGTTCGCGCCATTTTGAACCCAGACCCGCTCGGTGAGAAACCCTACTACTCTACCAGTTACAAGAAAATGCGTGGCGTGTTGGGGGCTGCAATCCCTGACCTGATCCGGCATTTACAGAACGCGCACAACGCAACCCGCCGCGCCTTGATGAACAATCAGGCTTTCGCCAGTTTGAGCATGATGTCGGCGGATATGAGTGTCCTAAGCGCGGATGATGTCAAGTCCATTCGCAATCATACCCCCGGTAAGGTGTTTCTCTACAACGGGACGAATTTGGGTAGTTCCGCGCGAAAACCGGTTGAATGGTTTCAGCCGCAGGATAACTCCGCTTCGCTGCTCAACACTTCGGCGGTAATTCAGAACGAGATTGACGATGCGAGCCTTGTGCCGCGCTTTGCAAGCGGCGCGCCGAACACGAGCGGCGCGGCGACAACGTCCTCCGGTCTGGCGCAGTTGACGGATATGTTCGGCAAGGGGACCGGCGATTCGATCTGCAATCTGGATCGGGACGTCATCGGGCCAAGTGTTACCCGGACATACCGCTACAATCTGAGAACGCACCCGGACGATGCGATCAAGGGCGACGCCCAGGTCATTCCAGGCACGGCGCAACAGAACATTCAGTATCGCCAGGCGCTCCGGTATCAGTTGGAGTTCCTGGACCGCACGAATAACCCGATGGACATTCAGATCATCGGTATTGAGGGGCGGCGGCGTGTACATGAGGCCGCAGCGGAACTTCTCCAAATCCCGCCACACGAGGTTGTGCCAACGACGGAAGAGTTGGCGAGACGGATGCAGAGCGAGGCGCAGGCCGCCGTGCAACCGATGGGATCGCCGCGGGCGATTCCGGGGGATGGTGAACCGCACCCGGCGGAAGGGGCGGCGCGGCATCAGGGCCAGATGCTTGGGCGGGGGAGTACGCCGCCCGGAAGGAATGTATCGTGAACATTCCCATTCGAGTGACAGAGGAAGAGGCGAAGGATATCCGCAACAACGCGGACAATCGAGGCGTTCGTGCCATTCTCAGTGTTCTTGCCCGCGCAAAAGACGAGCATTTGTCCGCCTTGCTCAGGATACCCGTTGACAACGACTCCTCATTGCGGGCGTTGCGCGGGCGGGCGCAAGGAGTGGACGCAATTTGCAAGGCTTTTGCGGAGAGCCTTATGAACCAAGGAAGCAACCCCGGAATACCGGATGATCCGACTCCGGGACAAACCATAATCCAGAATACCGACTAACGCCGACTCTGGATAGAAAGGCGGGACATCATGTCCCCAAGCACGTTCACACAAGAGGAGCTGGACAGAATGCCAGCGCAGTTGCGCGTGCAGTACGAAGCCGTCAATGCCCCGCAGCAGGCTGACGCTTCGCCACAAGCGGCTGTCGTCACTGAACCACTTTCCACTTCACCGGAGCAAACGGAAGACCAGAAATCTGAGAAGGTCGCTGATTCCGCGCCCGCCGTTGAAACACGGAAAGAGCCAGAACCGAAGACAGAAAAAGCGCAAGACGCCGGGGCTGAAGAAAAAACCCGGCAGGCTGATGAAGATTTTTGGGAGCACAAGTACAAGGTACTTCAGGGCAAGTTCAATGGCCTCGTTGAGAACAGAACAATGGAGAGGAAGGAGTGGGAGGCGAAGTTGCAGGAGTTGTCGGATCAGATAGCGGCGTTGGGGAAGCAAAAACCTGAATCCGCGCCGCCTTCTCCGGCTATGCCTTCATCTCCACCTCAAGGTCAAGTTCAACTAACTGCGGAGGAAAAGGAATGGTTCGATAGCGATCCAACGCTCCGCACGGCTATTGAGAAAATCGTGGAATCCAAGGCCAGTCCCTATCAGGAGAAGATTTCCAAGTTGGAATCCGAAGTGACTGATTTGAGGAACACCACCGTTCAGTCCCGTGCGGACAAGTTCTGGTCGGATGTTCTTCAGGCCATTCCCGATTATCCGGCCCTGGTTGAAGATGGTGTCTTCATGGGTTTACTCAAAGAGTACAACCCTGTTTTTCAGAAGACACTCCTTGACGCGGCCCAGAGTGCGCTTGACAACTTCAATCTCAAGCAACTCGTGGCGGTTTTCAAGGAGGCGCAGAAGAAAGCGCCTGCCCAGAAACCGGCGGCTTCGCTCGAAAGCGAAGTGATGCCCACGCGCCCTGGTCCCGGTGCTCCCCCTGTCGTCAAGCAGCCCAAGCGGTACACGTTGGAGGAGTTCAAGAGACTCCACAACGAAATGCTGCAAGGGGACCTTGGGTCCCCCGAAAGCGTGAAGTTACGCAACGAACTTGATGCTGCGGTACGCGAGGGCCGCGTTGAAATTCCATCTACAGGATAAACCGTTCCCACCGCGCCGCGGTCGGGAGGAAATACCATGTGTGCATATCCGATAGCCCAGGGCGGGAGTTCTCAGAGCGGGATAATGATTCCCGAATTGTGGGCACCCGGTTACCTGGTTGAGTATTACCTTCGCACGGTGTTCGGCGAGATTGCCAACACCAAGTACGAGGGCATGATTAAGAAACAGAGCGATTCCGTCAACATCATTACCCTGCCAGATGTTTCCGGTGCGATCCACGACCATGCGTCTGAAGAGGACCTGGAAGTGGACATCGTGAAACCCAGCAAGCAGACGCTCCTGATTGACAAGGGCCAGTATTTCAACATCAGCCTAGACGATGTGGAAGCGGCTCAGTCTGCGTACAAGGATTACCCGGAGGCCCTGAAGCGACATTTTGCTCAGGCAATGGCGTCGCGGATTGACGCGGCCATTCTCGCGGCCATCGTCGCTTCCGGCAGCTCCTACAACATTGGCGCTACGGCGGGGAAGAAGACTTCCTTGCTGAATCTGGGCGTGACGGGGACTCCTGTGAACGTCGCCGCGACCGATGCCATTGTGAAGCTTATTCTCGCGGCGGGATGCGCGTTGGATGAGCAGAACGTTCCCAGCGAAGGGCGCTGGATGCTTTTGCCCGCGCTGGCGATCAGCTACATCAAGCAGAGCGATTTGGCGTCTGTCAGCGTCTCTGGCGATTCTGTTTCGATGTTGCGCAACGGCAAGTGGGGCACGGTGGACCGTTTCACGATCTACCTGTCCAACAACGTGTATCAGACTGCGACTGGGACTGGAGAATGGTTCCCGCTGTTTGGCAACAAGGATGCAATCACGTTCGCCAGCCAGGTCACGAAGTCCGAAACGCTGCGCAACCAGAAGCAGTTCGGCGACCTCATGCGGTTCCTTCAGGTGTACGGCTACAAAGTCGTGAAGCCGGAGGCCCTCGGAACCATGTGCATTGACTACTCGTAAGGGTAGCCGGGAAATTCAAGCAATCTCCGGGGGGTGGCTCACCGCCGCCCCCGGAGACAATTCGCATCCAAGGAGGATAAGAAAATGAACAGCAAGACAACCAGAGTGACCCTTCTGATTGGGTTGCTCTTTGCGCTGACTCTCGTGGGAATCGCCTTTCTGGTCTCCACGGCGGTAGCAACAACCATTGATCTCCGCCCTGCGGTGGAGGCTGGACGCGGCAGCATTCCGGCGGACAAGGTGGGTAAGACGTTCCGCCTGTATCGGCGGGTTGATTTCGGAACGGACGCCGTGACTTCCAGCGATGCCGCGATCATCTTCACCATCCCGGCGAATACCATCGTGCGCGAGATCATCTATGAGAACATCACCGCCGAGGGGGGCACGGCAGTTTGCGATGTCTTTTTCAAGGATACCGAGAAAGGGACCGACGCGAACTTCAATTCTGCCGCGGGGCTGAAGGTTCTGATGAACGCGGGGAGTGCGTTCTGCGTGGACGAAGCAACCACCGTGAGTCTTCAGCCGGACAACAACCTCGACCACGCCGTCGTGGACATTTGGGTGACTGGTGAACGGCTTCCGGAGACGGACTAACGCTCCGGGAGGAGGAGGATAGGACCATGAATACCAACCCAACTCGTACCACGCTCGCGTTGTGTGTTCTGATTGTCCTTGCGGGGCTGGCCGGGGTGTACCTGTCTTGTATGACCTCGGCTGCGACCATTGATCTTCGGCCCGCTGTCGAGGCCGCGCGAGGCAGCATTCCCGCCGTGAGTGTCGGCAAATCGTTTCGGCTCTATCGCCAAGTGGACTTTGGCACGGACGAGGTGACTACCGGGACGTATGCGGAAATTCTTACCATTCCGGCCAACACCATTATCCGCGAAGTCATACAGGAAGTGGTCACGGCGGAAGGCGAGACGGCAACGTGCGACATGTATTTCAAGGACACCAAGAAGGTCTCGAATACGAACTACAATTCGTCTTCGAGCGGTGTCCCGGCACCCAGCCTGAACCAATCTTCGGCGTTCTGTGTGGATGAACTCACGACAGTTTCACTCTGTCCGGATAACGAATTGGACCACGCCGTTGTGAAGATTTGGATCACGGGCGAGCGTTTGCCAGAAGCGGACTGATACACGCGATTTGGGAGGGGAAAGCACCCACACTTCCTTCCCCTTTTGCCTCTAATCCTGAAGCAAGCAGGAGTGTTGGCACCCCTCCCAATTTCTCTGAGTAGAAAGGAAGCCCTATGCCGAAGTACCTACGCAAGACACACGAGGACGGGGGCACGTCGTTATGGCCTTACACAGAGGTCCTGGCGAAACAGGAAGGCATGGTCCCTGTCCCGGATGCCGATGAAGATTCCCAGCCTGTCGAGAAGCCGGCCACGCCGGAACCAGAGGTCGCCATTGAAGCGAATCCGCCGCCGATGAAACGCGGTCCGGGTAGGCCCCGGAAGAACGTTTTGTAAAGGAGATGGACGATGCCTACGGTTGTGTGTGTGCCTATCCGATCCCGCGAGTTCGAGTTCGACAATGATGACTTGGTGGAAGGGGTGTTGACGTTGGAGCATGGGCTGCATTGCAACGCGCCGTCCGTGTCGGTCTATGACAACAACGGGGGGTTGGTGATTGTGGCGCCCAAGGTGGTGGACGAGGACACAGTGGATGTGGATTTGACGAATGCCGTGCCGATTGCGGGCACTTGGCGAGCGAGTGTGTTGACATAGGGGAGGAGAAAGATGCGGAACTTGAGGATGATCCTACGGGCTGGCGTGATGCTGGCTTTTTCCGTTTGTGGGGGATTGGTTTCGGGGGCGACCGTGCTTCCGGTGATCCCGAATCAGCATTTTCAGGGGAGTCTGGGCGTGGATGGGGCGACGAGTTTGACCACGCTCCAGGTGAGCGGGGCGACGACGTTGACGGCGCTGTCGGTGCAGAATCTGCATTATCCGGCGACGGATGGGACAGTGGGGCAGGCGATTGTGACGGATGGGGCGGGGGGCCTGAGTTTTGACAATCCGCCGAATGTTCACGCAGAACTTCATGGAATGACGAGCGAGACGGCGCACGTGGCGGATCCCAATCAGACGTTCTACTCGGACGACGATGGCCACATTGTGGGACACCACATCGGTCAGGTGGGTAAATTCTACAAGGTGGAATCGGCGGGGGTTCCGGGGTGGTATTTGCTCACGGACGATGACATTCCGGCGGCGATTGCGCGGGATTCGGAATTGCACACCCGCAGTCACGCGATGACGAGTACGAGCGATCACACGGCGGGGAACTGGACGATATTCTATACGAACGGCAGCGGACAGGTGGTAGAACTGCTTACTGGCGCGAGCAACTACATTTTGGCCGGGAATGGCACCACCGCTGCTCCGTCCTGGCAATCCCTCTTGGATTTGATGTTGGCGTTGGACGGGCCTGGAACTGGGTTGAATGCGGACCTTCTGGACGGGGAGCATGGGGCCTATTATCAACCTAAACCCGCCTATGGATATTCAGATCAGTATTTGCACGGTGATGGCAGTGGGAATATGACATGGACTACTCGTGGAACCGTCGCTCAATATATGCGTGGAGATGGTACGCCGCAAACACTTTCTTATTCAGCTATCAGTGGCACTCATGCAATGACGGCGACACACGTGTCGAGCGCCAACAAGGTTTTCTACGGAAGCAGCACGGGGGTTGTGACGGAACTGGCGTTACCGGCTACAAGTGGTGGGCGTCACTTATTCTTACGAAGTGCGGGGGCAACTTCCGCGCCGGAGTTTGCCACGCTCGATGACACTGATATCGCGGATGCGATTCGAGTTTCGAGTTTAGGGCACGTGAGCGGGACGGCGGTGGACAGCGGGACGGTTGCGGATGCCTATGTTTCGAACACTCTGACGATTGGGGCGGATGGGAGCGTGGACGCGAACGCGCTCACGGGGATGTCGGACAAGTA